ACCTTATTTAGAATCGTTCCAATGTAGAGAAGAGCGTGTGGGCGGGGCCCACCCTAAAAAATTTCTACCTTTCTACAACCTGTGGTTGTGTTTTGTTGGTGCTAGGCATTTCGTCTGCAGCCTACTTACGTTTGTGCCTAGCAGATACACTATATAGGATAGTCCTATAAATACAAGGACATTATTGTCGCACCCCAGATAAGAGCATGTGGGCGGGGCCCATCCTAAAAAAAGAAAAAATTTTTTTTAGTTTTTTTAAATTATTTGTTTGACAATATTACCAGAATATCCTATATACAAATCAGTTGTAATAATAACTCAAACAGAAAGGAATACATTATGCAACCATTAAGAAAAGACCATGTAGACCACTACAAAGATGTTGTGCATGAAGAGTTTAATAGCGCGTCTTCATCTATTGAAAGTGAAATCCATATCAAAGCAAGTGAGATAACAGATAAGAAATCACCTCACTTTGCAAAGGAACTTGGATTTGATAAGTTAATTTCAGAACTAGATAAAAGAGTTAAAAAACTTCTGAAATTTCAAAACGAAAAGGCCAGAATAGAACATGACCTTGAGATTGAAGCTAGAAAAGTAGCTGAAAAAATTGAGGACAAATTTTCTGGTTTAAGAAGATATAGAAAATGGAATACTGATATGGATTCTATTAAGGTCAAGGAAGAAGACCCAATAGAATATGTAACAAAAAAATTAAAAAAAGTTTGTTACGAAGAAGCAGAAAAGCATGTCAGAAAAGGTCATAAATTATATCATGCACTTGGAAATAAAAGAAAAAAGTGTTTGAATATACTTTATACTGGAAGCCATATTCAACCAACATTAGTTGAGTTGAGTAAGGAAATGAAAACCGCTAACATTGAATTACAAATACCGAGTTCTTTATTAGCACTACCACCGAGCAAATAATGTTAAAAGCTATTTATTTTGCATTACATTTTGCAGTAATATTCTTAGGTTGTATTATTGCAATTCATTTTGACATGACACTTGGTTTATTAATCGCAGGAACATTTATAGTTAAATGGTGGTTTATGTTTCCGCAATTTGAAACTAGATCAAATAGACTTGATGAAAGTTTTAAAAGAAATAAACAAATGGAGTTTGATTTTGATAAATAAATAATAAACCTTGGCGCGTGTTCGGTGTTGCACCGATAAACACGCGCCACCGAAAAAAAATAGAAAAGAGCATGTGGGCGGGACCCACCCATATAAAAAAACAATATGTTGTGGTTAAGTTATCCACAGGCACTAAAATTAATTTAAAAATAATGAATTATTTTCTTGCAAATAAAATCCTATAAATTATATTACATTTAAATTAACTTAACGAAAGGAATACAAATGGCTTTAAAATATGATTACACAAATATCGCGGCGTTAGATTCACAACGTGGTATTTCTGAACAAGAGCATAATACGATATCAATGTTTGCATGGCAGTTGATGGCAATTGATGTTCAAGAGGTAACAGAAAAAAATGTAGAAGAGGTAGTTTTCAGATTACATTTTTTAAATAAACTTGGTTACGGATCTTTATTTAAAAAACCTTCTGCGCAAAAAGGTGTAGAAGATCAAATGAGTAGTTCTTATGTTGCCGCAAAACATTTTGATAAACCAAATCCAGAAGAGTTAAGAAAGTATATTAGATCAATGATCGGATATAAAACTAATGTTCTTACTAAATCTAGAGCCAAGTTTGTTAGAAGATGGGTTAAAGCATTTGAAAGGGATGCACTAGCTGATATCTAAATAAGCCAAACCCTATGCAAGAATAGCATTGCAATTCTTGCATAGGATATTGTAGGATAGTCCATGCAGAAACTGCATACCACTCTGGGTTGTGTAGAGAAGAGCATGTGGGCGGGACCCACCCGGGGAGGAAAAAATCTAGGGGTCCCAATAGGAATTACTTTTATGTTTCACGTGAAACATTTTTTGCGATCCCCCCTTTGGCTAGTAGGGGTCCCAGACATACACTATAGTGTTTGATTTACTCAGTCATTCAGATATAATACTTTCTACCCATATTGAATTATATGCTAACAGTACAAGATATAAATAAAATTGAAGATCCTATCGAAAGAAAAAAATTAAAGATACAGATCATACAAAGACACCAGAGAAAAGAGCTCAAACAAATCCGTACTAATTTTTTGACTTTTGTAAAAAAGATGTGGCCAGATTTTATAGAGGGGTCCCACCATGAGACTATCGCAGATAAGTTTAATAAACTTGCAACAGGAGAGCTCACTCGTTTAATTATCAATATGCCACCCAGGCATACCAAATCAGAATTTGCATCATTCTTTTTACCTGCTTGGATGATCGGGCAGAATCCAAAATTAAAAATAATTCAAGCAACTCACACGGCGGAGCTTGCAATAAACTTTGGAAGAAAAACAAAACATCTAATTGATTCTAGTGAATATCAAAATGTTTTTAAAACAAGACTCCAAGAAGATAGTAAAGCTGCAGGACGTTGGAATACTTCTGATGGCGGTGAGTATTTTGCAGTCGGTGTCCAAGGTGCGGTAACCGGTAGAGGTGCAGACTTATTAATTATAGATGATCCACATTCAGAGCAAGATGTGAGCTCACCAAATGCATTCGATAAAGCATACGAGTGGTATACTAGTGGACCGAGGCAAAGGCTTCAACCAGGAGGAAGAATTGTTTTGGTTATGACACGTTGGTCAACAAAAGATCTTACACAAAAATTATTAAACGCACAGTCAAACGAGAACGGCGATCAGTGGGACGTGATTGAGTTTCCTGCGATCTTACCTACTGGTAAACCAGTCTGGCCAGAATATTGGAAGCTCGAGGACCTCGAATCTGTTAAGGCGGCAACAGGTGTTGCAAAATGGAACGCGCAGTACATGCAGAACCCTACATCAGAAGAAGGAGCTCTAATCAAAAGAGAATGGTGGAAAGATTGGGAGCACGATCATCTACCAGTTATCGATCACATTATTCAAAGTTATGATACAGCGTATCTTAAAAAAGAGACCGCCGATTATTCTGCTATTACAACATGGGGAATCTTTCGTCCAAACGAGGACAGCGGACCTAATTTAATATTATTAGATTCGTTTAAAGATAGGTTAGAGTTTCCAGAACTTCGTCGTGTTGCATTAGAACAATATAAATATTGGAATCCTGAAACAGTTATTATAGAAGCAAAAGCATCAGGACTTCCGTTGATGTACGAATTACGACAGATGGGAATTCCTGCTATGAATTTTACACCATCAAAAGGTCAAGATAAAATTGCAAGAGTTAATGCAGTCTCTCCTATGTTTGAAGCTGGACAAGTGTGGGCACCTTTGAAAGAAGAGTTTGCTCAAGAGTTAGTTGAGGAGTGTGCTGCGTTTCCATATGGCGACCACGATGATTTAGTTGACTCCACGACTCAAGCTCTGTTAAGATACAGACAAGGTGGTTTAGTAAGACACCCAGAAGACTATCAAGATGAACCTGGTCCCAAACGTAAAAAGAAGTTTTATTGGTAATGACATTTGTATTCAAACATCCTAGTAAATATAAGAAAAATCCAACATTGGTCAAAAACATGAAACATGTTAAACGAGACCAGATACCACCTTTGAGTGGCCCTGATCCACGAGGCTTGATTAATGAATCAAAAGAGGATAAACCTAATCAATTGGAGAAAATAAATGGCAGAAATAGATAAATCGTTAACCGAAGTAACAAAATCGGTAGAGATAGATGGGCCCGAGGAACAAGTCGAGCTTCAAGAAGATATTGTTGAAACGTTACCTAACGCAGGAGAAACAGAAATTACCTCAACCGAAGATGGCGGTGTGGAAATTAATTTTGAACCTGGAGCATTTAATCAAGCTCAAAGTGAAAACCACTTTGACAATTTAGCAGAATTATTACCAGACGATATATTAGGTCCTTTAGGTTCAGAGTTAAATCAAAACTATATGGACTACAAGGAGTCCCGTAAAGAATGGGAACGAACTTATATTACAGGTTTAGATTTATTAGGATTTAAAT